GTAATAATCTTTTCAGGTAAATCTAGTACATCCTCTTTTAATCTTCTTAAAACTTGTCTTGATGTCCTATCTCTTAACTCTTCCAAGTTTGACGCCCCATTCACATTCCAAACCTTTCTATTACCCGCCTTAAATTGATATCCTTGACAATAACGGATAACATAAGCCATCCAATTTTGAGCAACAGGACTTTCAATTAGATTCAATAAATTATAATAGTTAATTGGTCTTGATGTCATTGGAGTTCCTGTCAATAACCAAAGATATTCAACATCCTTAACAAAACTATTAATTAATTTTGTTCTTTGAGCTTGGGGATTGGATATGTAATGTGCTTCGTCTATAATAACCAAATCAAAATTACCTTTTGTAATTGGTGAGTTTTCTTTGTCCTTTAAATCATAAAAGTTTTTAATAATGTCATAATTTACAATAACAAAGTCGTGTTCAGTTGAAAAGTTTTTACCCTCACAAATATACACACTTCTATCTGTATAATTTCTAATTTCCCTCTCCCAATTTATTTTAAGTGACGCAGGACATATTATTAATATTTTTTTAGCGCCAGTTTCTAATGCCGCTAAAATAGTTGATGTTGTATTGTGAGTTACGATAGCATTTTCTGTAACGTATAATTTGTCTGGTGCATCAACTGAAATACATACAGCTTCTCCTTTTTTTTCAAACTCTATGTTTTTGATATATCGTCCAACCTTGTATTTTTTAGGTGTGTTATATTGTTTTTCTTTTCTATTAAGTTTGAATGGATTCATACCTTCAGGTAATTTAATATTTACTCTGTACGATTTTTGTCCATCTTTCTTGATTCCTTTATGTGTATAGTTTGTTACTCTTGTTTTTTTTCTTGCTATACCCCCTAAACTATGTACTATTTCGATAACATCATCACAAAGTTGTTCTGACACAGTTGAGAATTCAGTTCCACTAAAATTACCATCAGTATCTTTATTACAACTACCATCGGTATCCATTAACCCTTTCAGTATTTCTAATCTATTTTCAACAGAAGTATATTTGAATATGTTTGGAATAAATTTGTTATTAGATTTAGTTCCCATTAATTCTAATTGCTTCAACACTTGAATCAACGGATTTAAATGACCACTAATTTTTGTTAATCTATAACCATATTTTGTACCTTTACTCTCGACTATTTGAGTATTATGTGGTAAAGTGTCTTTAATATAATCAACAATTTCTGAGTCAGCTGTTGTAAAATGAACAGAATCTTTACTAATTCCCCCATCGCCTATAATTAAACCCAACAAGTATGGATGTATGGGTAAAATAGTATCCATAAATTCAATAGGTTTTACAATTGGAATTTGCCATTTGTTGTTACCATCGTTTTCTTTGTAGTATGTTTTATATTTGTAAATTTTATTCACATTATTTTTTGTACCATTTATTTCCAAGTTCAACTTTTTATCCAACATCTGTTCTACAGATAAAACAATCGCTTTTTTTTCTCTTTTATTTTTACTATTATCTCCAAATGACCTTGATTTTACGTTAAATAAATGTTCTTTACAAACTAAAATGGATGTGTTGTCATTAAATGTGACCCTATATAAATCTTTAATTCCTTGTGGATAAACACCAATTACATTACATTTTTTTCCATCACTACCAATAACTTCGTCACCAACTTTTAATTTACCGATTGGTTTTCTTCCATATGGGGTAAACACCCTATTTTCAACAAACTCAGCTTTTCCCAGCCCCATGTCGTCTGCTAAAATAAATCTTTTACTACCCACCAATTTTTCTATTGCGGTTCTTTGGTGTTCAAGTGGGGGTCTATGACTATATTTTGTATAATCTATTTTGACCTCTATTGTGTTATGTGTTTTTAATAATGCGGCTTTAGGTAACCACATATCTGTCAATGTATCACCAGTATTAAATTTACCCCAAATATGGTATGATTTGTCTTTGTCTACCAATAACTTTTCAACCCAAATATCAGTTGGTACTGATAACATATTTTTTTCATCAGCAATCTTGTTTGCAAAATATGGTTCCATATTAACCCACTTCTTTGCAACCTTTGGTTCAACAGAATGATAGTTGATAATATATTCAGCTTGGGAACGAGTGGGGTAAAACTTTTTATTAGTTTCTTTTAGGTATTTTAATTTTTGAATATAGTTATTTGTTCCCGAATAATTATCTAATATGTCGAGTGCTTTTAATTCAATAAGATTAGAGGTATTACCTGATATATTCAAAATCGTATTTTAACATAAAAATAGTTAATAAGTTTATATTTATCAATATGAGTAATAGAATGCCCATAACAAGAATAGGTAAGTTTTTTGGAGCTGAAGACTACAATTTAGATTTGTCTATCGGTGAAGAATGGTTATATGGTGATATGAACTTTACGGTCGTACTATATCGTATTGATAGAATGAAAACCAAAACTGATGATGTTTATGGTGAAGCCCTAAAGGATGGAATTAAATTTTTAACACCAGTAGAGTTGAAAGGTTATGTTCAAATTATGGCACCTGAGAATAAACAAATTGCAGGTAATAAAATTAATCAATTTGAACCTGGTAATATGCGATTTTCTATTTATCAGAAACAACTTGATGAGTTGGGTGTTGACATCAATTTTGGTGATTATTTGGGGTACTATGAAACGGAGGACAGAATAAGATATTATACGGTCAATAATGATGGAAGGGTAATTTCGGATAATAAACATAACTATGCGGGTTACAAACCTTATTATCGTACAATTATGGCTTCTGCTGTAGTTGATAATGAATTCAGAGGATTATAATATGCCACTACCAAAAAAAATAAAAAAATATTTACCACTGACACAATCAAAAACTCTTTTACATAGAAGACAAGAGTTATTAGACAAAATCAACAAAGATGGTACTTTTTTACCCAAATCAATTCTTCATGCTGATTTGGATGGGGGTTTCTTAGATTTTGTAAAGAACGAATTAAAGTTAGTTGTCGAGGGTAAAGTTGTACCTGTAGTTGATATTTTGGTGACAACTCAGAATTGGATTCAGTTTACACAAACTTGGGATTTCCAAAATATTGACAAAAACTTAGAACCTCCTTTCATCTCAATAGTTAGAATACCTGAGGTAAAATTTGGAACAAATCCTGCTGTATTATATAACATTCCAAATAGAAGACAATTCTTTTATGCTCAAGTACCAACTTGGGATGGTAACAGGCAAGGTATGGATATATACAAAATACCCCAACCCATACCTGTTGATATAACTTTTCAGGTTAAGATAGTGTGTAATAGGATGAGAGAGCTTAATCAATTTAATAAAGTTATTTTGGATAAATTTGCATCGATACAAGCATATCAAGTTATAAAAGGACATTACATTCCAATCAAAAATACGGGTATTTCTGATGAGTCGGTAATGGATATTGAGAAAAGAAAATATTATATCCAAAGTTATGACTTTCTTATGATGGGTTTTTTAATTGATGAAAATGAGTTTCAAGTTTCTCCAGCAATAAACAGAGTTTTACAAGTTGTTGAATTTGAACCAAACACAACAAAAAGACAAAAAAGAGTTATTAGTGATAACAAAAGTACAAATCAAAAAATCAGTTATGATGTTGGTGTAACTACTTTGTCACAAGTTTTTTATTACACTACAGATTTAACAATTGGGGAATCAGTTAATGTTTCATCTTTTGATGTTTACATAAATTCCGATTTTTATGGAACAGATGTAAATTTGATTCAGGTAAATACTAACGATGTAGTAAGGATAGATATTGTGAAAACTGATGTAAACTTATCAGCAAGTTTGGAGTTGTTTGGGTTACTACTTTAATCCCCATAGATGTCTTTTTTCTCCTTACACTTCTCAATAATCAATCTTTCTAAAAAACGATACATTTTAATCCCATTTTTATCACAATACTTTTTCAGTAGGTCGTGAACCTCGATTGATATTTTTAAATTTTTTATTTTCTTTTCTTTGTTTTCCATAGTAGAAAAAAGGTAGAAAATATTCTACTCAATTTATCAATACATATAATTAAGTCAAGTTTTTTGATACTGAATGTTATATTTATCTATAAAATAAATTACTAAAAACTAAATTTATAATGTCAAACAATAAAGTTTTCGTATCACCAGGTGTGTATACATCAGAAGTTGACTTGAGTTTTGTTTCACAAAGTGTGGGGGTTACTACACTTGGTATTGTGGGGGAAACTTTAAAAGGTCCAGCTTTTGAACCAATCTTCATTACAAATTATGATGAATTTACAACTTACTTTGGTGGTACATCACCTGAGAAATTTGTAAATACACAAATACCTAAATATGAAGCAGCTTATATAGCAAAAGCATATTTACAACAATCAAACCAATTATTCGTAACTAGAATTTTGGGTCTATCAGGTTATGATGCAGGTCCTTCTTGGTCTATAACTACTATCGCTAATGTTGACCCTGCTACTATAGGTTTCGAGTGTTTAAGTGCAACTTCAGCAAATTGTGCAACACAATGTGTTTCATTTAATGTAACACCTTATACAATTAACTTCACTGGTTGTACTAATAGCTCAAGTACAATTGATTTTACATCAACGATACCTGGTTTCTTATCTGCTGACTTGGATAGTACATATGAACAATTCAATGGTTCGTTATCTACCATAAAGTCTGATTTGGTAACTCAACTTTATGGTATTGTTAATACACCATCAACTTCTGCATCATCTATAAATTATTTCGGTACAATATCTGGTGGAACTTATGACACTTTGAGTGGTTATACCGCTGAGACCAATGTATTTGCGGTTGATAATGTTAGTTCAGATTTAGCAAACTTTTCAGCACCTACTAACGACCCTTGGTACTATGCGACATTTGATAATATTGGTAACAACAATTATACAGGTTATTCTTTCTTTAGTTATGTTAGTAATTTAGTACAAACATCATCTAAATCAAATTGTGCTTCATTCTATAGTTACACGGTTAGCTCGTCAACAATAAGTGCAATTACAGCTTCAATTAATTACAATACGAATACAATCAGTGTTTGTTTACCAAGTACAGCCCAAACTTCTGATTATTCAGCAATGACAGTTGTATATAGTGCTTGTACTGACCCAATCTATAGTGGAATCACAAGTGGAGGTGTTGTTCAATCTTCAACTATGACTGGAGTTTCGTTTACGGCTTTAACAAAATCATATACTGTAGTTTCAGATGATTTGACAGCTACTTCAGCATGGACTGTAAATGTTACTATCAATGACCCTTGTAATGTATGTTCGACAGGTAATGTTGGAACTTTCCCAACACCAGTATTTACGAATTGTTTTAGTGGTACTGTATCAGGACAAACATTTATCTACACAGGTGATTCATTCTCAAATTATGATGATTTGGTTGTAGCAACACTTCGTTCGAGAGGTATAGCTACCTATACGACTGACACAGGTCCTGTTTACCAAGTTTCTAATGTAGGTGATGTGACTATTGATTGTACAGGAAGTTATTCAGGAATTTCTAAAAATCCTTATTCAACTTTTGCAATAGATGTAACCGACAAAGATGGTACTAACTATAGTTTCGAAACCTCATTCACTCTATCAGATCCTAAGTATATCTCTAAAGTTTTTGGTTCATCTAACTTTGGGAAACCTAGAACAGTTGTACCATTGTTTGTTGAAGAACAATTTCAAAATCTTTTAAACTATGCTTATAGAAAAGGATACATTAGAGGTTTGAATTGTACTTTGAATGGGTTATCGGGTGCAAGACCTTATACTGACTTAACTTCTATAGCGTGGTATTTAGAACAATATCAATCAGCAACATCTCCTTGGTTGGTTTCTGAGTTGAGAGGTAATAAAGTTTACAACTTGTTCAAGTTCATAACTATTGCTGATGGTGATACTTCAAATGTGGAGGTAAAAATTTCTATTGCAAATATATCTTTCACAAATGGTACATTTGATGTATATGTTAGAGACTTTTTTGATTCAGACGCTGCACCTCAAGTATTGGAGAAATTTACTAATTGTTCTATGAATCCAAACGAGAACAATTTCGTTGCTAAAAAAATTGGTACTTCAGATGGAGAATATCAACTTAACTCGAAGTTTGTTATGTTGGAAATGAACGAAGATGCACCAATAGATGCTTTACCTTGTGGTTTCGAAGGTTATACATTCCGTGAATATGCGGGTTCGAAACCACCATTCCCAGTATACAAAACTAAATACGATTTTCCTGGTGAACAAATTTACAATCCACCTTTCGGATTGAGTAGTGGTGCAGATGATGCTTTGTTAAGTTCAGGTGATAATGTTAGAAGAACATACTTAGGTATTGGTGACTTCTATGGATATGATATTGACTTTTATACTTACAAAGGAAAAAGAATTCCAAGTTCACCTTGTACTGCAACTGTTGGTGATGATTGGGCTTACAAAACTAAGGGTTTCCATATGGATATAAATGCGAGTGGAATTACAATCTCCAATGGTTTTGCTTCAAGTGGTACTACAGCTTTCTTTGTTGGTGCAGCATCATTCACTAATGACCCTGATAATGAAAGTAATCCATACTTCAGAATATTTGCGCGTAAGTTCAGTTTACTATGTAAGGGTGGTTTTGATGGTTGGGACATCTACAGAGAAAATAGAACAAACAAAGATACATTTGTATTAGGTAGAAGTGGTTACTTAAGGGGGGCTTGTCCTGATTTCAGGTATCCGAACGCAACTGGTTCAGGAACATTTAAACAAATAAGTGTTGGTGATAATACACAAGATTATGCAAACTCTGATTACTACGCTTACTTGTTAGGTATTCAGACCTTCTCTAATCCTGAAGCGGTTAATATAAATGTTTTTGCAACACCTGGTATTGATTATGTTAATAATAGTGGTTTAGTTGAGGCGGCCATAAATATGGTTGAATTTGACAGAGCGGACTCAATTTATATAACAACAACACCTGACTATAATTTATATACAGCTTCAGCAAATGATTCACAATTAATTATTTATCCACAAGAGGCTGTTGATAACTTAGTAACTGCGGGTATTGATTCGAATTACACCGCTACTTATTATCCTTGGGTTTTAACTAGAGATACGGTTAACAATACTCAAATCTATATTCCAGCAACTGCTGAGGTTTGTAAGAATCTTGCTCTAACTGATAACATAGCATTCCCTTGGTTTGCAGCAGCAGGTTACACTCGTGGTATTGTAAGTGCAATCAAAGCGAGAAAGAAACTTACTCAAGAGGATAGAGATACTCTTTATCAAGGAAGACTGAATCCAATTGCAACATTCTCAGATGTCGGAACGGTAATTTGGGGTAACAAGACTATGCAAATTAGAGAGTCGGCACTTGATAGAATTAATGTTAGAAGATTGTTATTACAAGCAAGAAAACTTATATCAGCTGTTTCAGTTAGATTGTTATTCGAACAAAATGACGAAAAGGTAAGACAAGATTTCTTGGATGCGGTTAATCCAATCTTAGACGCAATCAGAAGAGACAGAGGTTTATATGATTTCCGTGTAACTGTATCATCTGATCCTGCTGACTTAGATAGAAATCAATTAACTGGTAGAATCTACATTAAACCTACAAGAGCACTAGAGTTCATAGATATTACTTTCTTCATAACACCAACAGGTGCATCATTTGAGAATATCTAAAATTTGATAATAATTATGGGGGAGACAAAATCTCCCCCTTTTTTAATTAAGACATATTTAATAGTATGAGAAATACAATTATAAAATTATTGAGAGAGTTTGAGGAAAGAGAAATTCCTATGAAATATTATGCTTTTGATTGGGATGACAACTTAATGTATATGCCAACACAAATTTATTTATTAGATGATGATGGAGAAGAAGTTGGTATGGGAACTGAGGATTTTGCTGAGTACAGAACTGAAATTGGAGTAAAACCATTTGACTATAATGGTTTTAAAATTGTTGACTTTGCACCAAATCCATTCAGAGATTTTGGAACTAAAGGAGATGAAAAGTTTTTAGAGGACATTATGTCAGCTAAATTAGCTAAAAATGCCGCATGGTCTGATTTAGTGGAAGCAATCAATAATGGTTCACTATTTGCAATCATCACAGCAAGAGGGCATAGACCTTCAACGTTAATGATTGGAATAAAAAAACTTATAGACACAAATAGAGGTGGAATTGATTCTGATAAGTTATATGATTCATTAGTAAAAATGAGAGAAAATGCTCAAGAAAAACCTAGTGACAAGGAAACTGAAATAATGAAATATTTGAAAATGAACAGATATTATCCCGTGTCATATGGTAAAGGTTCTGCAACAAAACCAGAAATTGCTAAAATTGATGCAATGAATCGATTTATAAAATATGTTCAAGGTCAAGCAGAAAAATTAAATTTAAGACTTTCATCAAAAATCGTGAACAACATTAAAAATAAATTTGTTCCGATTATTGGTTTTTCTGATGACGACCCCAGAAATGTTGAGGCAATGAGTAAAGGTATAAAGGGTGTTAAAATATTTTCAACACACGGAGGTAAGAAAAAAGAATATAAACCAGATGAAGAAGAATTACAACTAGAGACTATAATAAGAAAAATATTAAATAAATTAATATAATAATTATATAAAACTAGTTCTAGTATAATAATATTTATTTTGTTTTTAAAAGTCAATAGAAAAAAAATTACAAATAGATATTTATAATAAAAATAAAGATTAAAATTTAAAAAGATATACGATGGCTGATTTATTGATGAAAATGCCCATACCTTATGAGCCGAAAAGACAGAATAGGTTTATTATGAGATTTCCTTCCTCATTAGGTATTAATGAATGGTTTGTTGAATCCGCTTCAAGACCAACAATAACTGTTAATAGTACACCAATCCCTTTCCTAAACACTGAAACATATGTTGCTGGTAGGTTTACTTGGGGTACTATAAATGTGACATTGAGAGACCCAATCGGACCTTCCGCAACTCAAGCAATTATGGAATGGATTCGTTTGTGTGCTGAGTCTGTAACAGGTCGTATGGGTTATGCCGCTGGTTATAAAAGAAATGTTGATTTGGAAATGTTAGACCCAACAGGTGTAGTAGTTGAAAAATGGATTATGGAAGGTTGTTTTATAACTTCTTCAAACTTTGGTAACTTAGGGTATGCACAAGATGCTTTAGCAACAATTCAAATTACATTGAGACCTGACCGTTGTATTTTAGTTTACTAAAAGAAATATATAAGAATTTATAACCCCATACAATAATGTGTGGGGTTTTTATTTACATAGAATTAAGAAGGTGTATCTTTTAAGAAAAAAAATATGGACAGAGAATTATTAGAAGCGGCAACCTCGAACTTTAATTTACCGCATGATGTAGTAAAACTACCTACGAATGGTATTTTTTATAAAAGTAAAAAAAAGTCAATCAAAGTTGGATACCTTACTGCAAGTGATGAAAATTTATTGGTGAATGCCAGAAATTCTAACAACAATGTAATAATTTCTTTGTTGAGGAATAAAATCTATGAACACGACATTAAACCTGACGAGTTATTAGAAAGTGATATTCAAGCTATTTTAATTTTTCTGAGAAACACTTCATTCGGTCCTGAATACACCTTGAGTTTAGTTGACCCAAGAACAGAAAAATCATTTGAGGTTACAATATTATTAGATGAATTAAATTTAACTAAGTGTGAATACAAACCTGACGAAGATGGAACATTTACAATTAAGTTACCTAGAAGTGGTGACACCTTAAAAGTTAAACCACTTACTATTGGTGAATCAAATGAATTGGAAAGTTTATCGGAGAATTACCCACAAGGTAGAGTTACCCCAATTATTACTTGGAGACTTAATAAAATGATAGTTTCAATAAATGGGAACGATGATAGAGGAATGATATCCACATATGTTGAGACTATGCCAATTATGGATTCCAAATTCCTTAGAGTCTTTGTTAAAGACAATACACCAAGTTTAGACTTAAGAAAAACAGTAAAAGCCCCATCAGGAGAACTGGTGACATTCAATGTCACATTTGGGGTCGACTTTTTTCGCCCTTTCTTCTAGTTATAGTAAGTATTTGTTGGATGAATTCTTTTTGTTGGCTAAACATCTTAGAATATCTTATACAGAATTTAATACTATACCTACCTATGTGAGAAAATATTTAATCAATAAAATCATAGAAGTTAACACTAATGAGGACTGAAAAATAAATCAGTCCTTTTTGTATTTATAAATAAAAGAATTTTATGGCAGGACCTAATCCAGATACAAACCCAGGAGGTGATTTTTTCCAAAAAATATTTGACTCAGGTTTAAAACCTTGGTTTGATAAGTTTTTGGACTATGTTAATACAAACTTTGACGAAAGTAAGATTAGAAAAGTTTTATACGACACTGAGGTATCTTCCACAAATGTTTTGAAAACATTTGGTGTTGGTAGGGAAAGAATGGTTGACATCAGAAGTACAATGAGTGACGCTGTAGCAAGTGTTGTGGAATTGGGTGGAGAATTTTCAAATATTGAAAACGCACAATTAGGTGTTTCACAAGCATTAAAAAGAAATGTTGTTTTAACTTCAGATTCTTTCAGAGAAATATATGCCTTATCAACACAAACCAACAAAGAAATAAGTACTGTTGTAACTAATTTCAAAGATGTTGGTATTTCTGTTTACCAAATGGGTGATAAAGTGAATGAAGCTTTAGCTGTAAGTGCAAAGCTTGGTGTGAATGCTAGTGAGGTGATTGATACTATGTTAAACAATATGAGTACACTTAACAAATTTAATTTCGAGGGTGGGACTGAAGGTTTAGCTAGGATGGCAGCACATGCAACCTCTCTGAGATTTGATATGAAAGAAACTCTAAACTTAGCTGAAAAAGTTTTCAATCCAGAGGGTGCGATACAAGTTGCTGCAGCTATGCAAAGATTGGGTGTTGCACAATCAGACTTATTAGACCCACTGAGGTTAATGGATTTGTCACAAAATGACCCTGAAGAACTTCAAAAACAACTCGAACAAATGAGTAAAAGTTTTGTGAAGATGAAAGCGGATGGTACATTCGAAATATTACCAGGTGAAAAAAGAAGATTAAGAGAGATTGAAGACCAATTAGGAATGACTCAGGGTTCTTTGGCCAAACTTGCATTGAGTTCGAAAGAGGTTGACGAGAAAATGAAAAAAATTAGATTTGGTGGTGAATTTTCGGAAGAGGAACAAAGATTTATCGCAAGTATTTCTGAAATCGGAAAGGGTGGTGATATGAGGATTAGACTAGATGGTGAAAACTTGGGTATAGATCAAGCTTTAGAGAAGTTCAGACAAGACCCCGATAAGTTGAAAGAAATAATGAAACCCAAAACGGCCGAGGACTTAGCAAAAGACCAATTGACAACACTAAAATCAATTGAAAAATCTATGGAAACCTTGGCAAATAGAACTGGTTATGCAATGGCTGGAACCCCAGCAGTAACCGAATTTGAAAATGCACAAAGAAGATTAGCCGCATTAATACCAAGAATGGGAGAAGCACCAGGTTTGAAAACTGAGGACATACGAAAAGATTTATTTGGTACATTTGAACAAATGTTGACAGATGTTAGTGAAGGTAAAACGAGTATGAAGGATTTTGCAATAAACTTTTCTGAGAAAATGGAGGCGTATGGTAATAAATTAGGTAAATTCCCTGAACACACTGTTGAAGTTATCTCAAAATTAGATACGAGCTCAAATAGATTTTTAAAGTTAGGTGAGGATATAATTGGATTAACTACAGAGTTGAAAAGTGCTGGTTTTCCTTCCTTGACAGCAGCACTTAAACAATTAATTAAAGCTGACATACCAAAACCCAACTCTGCTGAAGCAAAAGACTTCGAATTAAAGTTATTACCTATGGACACCGTGAAATTAGTTGGGGGAACTCACGAATCATTAAGGGAGGGTGGAACAAGCATGCCTACAAAAATGGAAATCCAACTAACACATAAAGTTGAAATTGATACAACTAAGAGTCCACAACTGAATACTTCAGAGTTAAAACAAAGTTTGAAGACTGCCGATGTTGCTGATGCTGTACGAAGAGCTGTTGAGGATTCTATGAAAAGTTTTGGAAAAACTGGTAAGCAACCACTTTTGGGTAATGATACAAGTGTTATTAAGAAACCATAAAAAAAACTATTTATAGTGAAAAGAACCGATGTCAAATAGTCCATTATCGTTCCAAGCGACAACAATATTTAGAAAGGATTTATTGGTGAGGAATTTGAAACCTTACACAGTACCAGGTTTCTTTATACCTAATACTGGTAACCGAAATACACAATACACACCAAGAGATTTGAGTGTTGTTGACACACCAAATGATTTAATTGAAAATCCACCAAAAGCCGATGAATTATACAAGCTAAATAACTATGGTCCTGAGGGTGGTTATTTTGATGTTACTATTAATAATAAGTTACCAGTAAAACCAAATCAGGGTGAATATAACCCTAACGATACAAAGATGGATTTGGTCAATGAATTTTTCATCGATACTGCATTCATAGAAAACAAATATGGACCTGAAGGTGGGTTTAATCAGATGGTTATTATTGATGATATCCAAAACAATAATAAATTATATCTACCATATTGGGAGCTTTCACCTGTAAATTTTGTACCATCTTCGTACGCCGCATATAATATATTCAATTCTGAAAATCCGATAGGTACTGATGGATTATTGTCCCAAGACTCAAGTTTGGCAAAAATAAGTGCAACTGAGTTAAAAAAACAATTTCAGTATCGAGTTAATATTGAAACAAGTACTAAGACAGTTGGTACCATTAATATGGATACTTTTAAAGACCCATATCAAGCTAGTTTACTTGTTTCAGGAAGAGAAAAAATTTATTATCAAAATTGGAGGATTACAGTTTCAGACCAACCAAATTCATCTACTGACTTTGGTAGTAGACTACAAGGTACTTATTACCCAAGTTCACCAATACCTGGTGATTACTTTGCACCTACAGAAATAAATGGGGGTGAAAATAGACAAACATTAAGTGCACTAAACTCAGTAAATCGATTGTTTGGGAACGCCTTAGGACCGATTATCACAAACACGAACAACCCCTCAATAACATTTATTCAAAATACTGGTAATGCTCAAAGGTCTAGTTTATTTCAGAATTTAGAATTAAATAGATATCAACCCCCATATAGTAAAGATAATACAAATCAAAACACAGGACAATCAAGTGCTACTTTAAATTTAACACTGAATGGCACACAACCAGTTAGTACAGTTGGTGGTTACTATGTAGGTAGTAAAAACGCAGAACCATCATTAATAACTTCACCACCAAATCAAGTTCCTGTTGATGCTTTTGGTAGACAACAACAAGCACCAGTATTTGGTAATTCCGAGATGGGTATTCTATTTGAAGGAAATCAGAATCAAATCAATTTTGGTTTAGCAGGTAAATCCTTTTCTGATGGTGGGGGTATTGATGGTGATTTTGTTTGGATTTCACCAAAGTATAGGGCTGACGCTGGTTTCAGAGCAACTCCTGGTGGAGGAGCCGGTACTTTGGATGACGAATTTAACTTAATTAGTTCGAAATATCAAAGTAGTCAGTCAACAAATATTGATTTTAAACCCACATCTATATTGGATGAAACTCAGAGGTTAATTAATTCAGCGGATAGCCTCCAAGGTATTGCAAGGCTAAAACATGTTGGTAATGCTATCAATCAAGTTAGTAAAGTATTCAATGATGGATATAAGGAATTAACAAAAGGGTCAAAAGTATTAAGTTATACAGATAATACTACTGGTATAGAAGTTGGAAGAGAATATTGTAGAATTTTTGCTAAAGATACACCTTATTACACATTTAAAGACCTTCAGAAAACAGATGGTATCACTACTAGTGGTAGGAGATTCACTAATTCTGTTTTGGATAGAACATACAATTTAAATATATCACCAACAAGAAATCCTGGTTCAACAAACATACAACCGAATGCAAGAGGACAATTGGTTGCTAAAAAATATATGTTCTCTATTGAAAATTTAGCATGGAGAACATCAAGTAAACCAGGTTTTACTTATGATGATTTACCCGCTTGTGAAAGAGGACCTAATGGTGGTAGGGTAATGTGGTTTCCACCTTATGACTTATCATTTTCAGATTCTAGTAATGCAAACTTTGGTAGTACATCATTTTTGGGTAGACCTGAACCAATTTATACCTATAAAGATACAAGTAGGTCAGGTACATTAAGTTGGAAAATAATTGTTGACCACCCATCAATTATGAATGTTATTGTTGACAAACAACTTAAGGGGATTAATAAACAAAAAGTTGATTCTATTTTAGATTCTTTTTTTGCTGGTTGTGTAAAATATGATATTTACGAATTGGCGAAAAAGTTCAACACTATACCTATAGCTGATTTATTTACTTATCAAGAAATAATCAATTCACCGAGACTTACACCTGAAGAATTGATAGGTGTTGGTAAAGAAATTAAAGGTAGTGCCGATGGTGAGTTACCAACGGGAGGGGTTAGTACTATGGGTGGTGCTGGTGGAGCAAGTGCTATGGGTGGTGGAAGTACTATGGGTAACCCCCCTAACTTAGCAGCGGACTTCAAAGGAAAATACTCTGAATTTGGATTTTATTTCGATAATGACATACCGAAACCTAACACTACTCCACAATATGATACGACTTATAATTCATATGTTGGTTCGAAAAATAATTATATTAGAGACGCAAACGATGTCTTCAACTCAAGTGGAACTTATTGTAAAACAAACACAACTTATTGTAATGAACAAAAAAATGTGGGACAATTTTTCGATTCAGTTGTACAATCTAATTATACAAAATTTTCTGAAGGATTTATAAATGACTTATACAATGTATTCAAAGATAATGCTGAGACAACAGTTACTTTAGAATTAGTTGGTTCGGCATCAGAGTTAGGTGGGGAAACATATAATTTGGATCTATCTAAAAGAAGGATAGCTTCAGTTAAACAATTTTTGGAAAATTATAAAACAACTACTGGTGCTAGTTTGAAAGAGTATTTTAGTAAAATATCAATCAAAGAAGTCCCAAAAGGTGAAGTGTTAACTGTATCCCCTCTCGCAACAGATGGGTTAGCTTTTAGTCCTGTCAACTGTAATAAAAAAATTGAACCACAAAGTAATAGTAAGGCTCAAATTTATTCTATAAACGCTATGGCTTGTAGGAGAGTTATTCTTAAAGTAGTTGATATAGTGTCACCGAGTAAAACAAAACAAGAACAACAACCTGATAATAAGAATGTTAGTGGTGACGAACCCAAAACTCCTGATAAATTTGAAATTCAGCGTACTAAAACACTTAGAGAAACATCATCAGTTGACTACACTCAAAAACTAAAAGATGGAATTGGAAAAAGAATTTTAAGAAATCTTTTGACTGAGTGTGATTATTTTGAGGTTATAAAGGATGAGTCACCTATGATATATGATTCAATTAGAGAAAAAATTAGATATTTTAACCCATCCTTCCACTCAATGACACCTGAGGGATTAAATTCTAGGCTTACTTTTTTAAATCAATGTGTAAGACCTGGTGAAACTATCCCGGTGATTGGTACTGATGGTAAACCTAAATTCAACGATGCCTTAAACACTTCATTCGGGACACCCCCAATTTTAGTTTTAAGAATTGGAGATTTTTACCATACCAAAATAGTTCCTGATGGGGTAAGTTTTTCATATGAAAATAATCTTTTAGATTTAAATCCTGAAGGTATTGGTGTACAACCTATGATAGTTAAGGTAACTATGAATTTCAAAATCATTGGTGGTATGGGTTTAGCAAAACCAATCGAACAACTTCAGAACGCTTTATCATTTAATTACTATGCCAATACAGAAATATATGATGAAAGAGCTACACCTACAGAGGATACTACTGCAATCGATAAATCTATAATCGATGATTTAATAGCTCAACAACCATCTAAATTACTACAGAATTCTACACCACAAGCAACAAATGATGGTGGTGATACAATTGGTGAGATAGTTACTAATATACCAGCACCAGCAGGACAAGTAGGACAAACAGGTGAAATTGTTTACAAATCAATTATGGACAAGTTGTTAGATGAGTCACCTAAATATTTTGAAGGTCTTGTAAATAAATTGGAGAGTATATTCAAGGAATACAACTATGGAATTATCCAAATTTTGGATATCAAAAGAAATTATACCAATGGAAAATTATTTAATGACGAAGATATAAATAGTACAAATGGTGAGGAAATAAAGATTTATGGTAAACCCACCTATGAATCTGATATAGACCAAGAATTTACAACTTATATTAATAACATAAATAACAATAAAAATCCTTTGGTTAAATATATGGCTGAGTTTTTTAAGGATTCAACCAACGGAAAAAATCCATTTATAGATGTACTTAAGAAGAATATGGTACAATATACCGAGTCATTGAAACCTCGATATAAACAAGGTATCACTACAAATCTACAAGATTTAACTCAACTTCAACAAACTTATGTACAATTATTTAGAAAAATTAATTTAATTATCAAAAAGACTGATGGGAAACTTTTGGATACCAACTCACCAAGAGTCTATAATCTTATACCAACAACCGATGTTGCCAGTCAAGCAACAACACCTGATACTTATGAAGAATTAAAAACCGACTATCTTAAGTTCAAACAAGTATTTGATGGGTATAATAAGGTTTTGACTGATAACGAAATTGCTTTCTTTCAAGACGAAAACCCAACAAAAAAATACACATTTAGTCAGATTACTGATGGAGACGATGCTAATTTCTTTTTGATTATGGGAAGAATTCTGACTGATAAAACAAAAAAAGATGATTTCATAAGAAGTGTAATCAAAGGTAATCTTACTGGTGTTAAATCACCTGTGAATTTCAAAAACAAATTCGAAAAGATTGTTAACGAGTGGGAAAACAAATCAACGAAACAAATTAATGTTGATGAAAAAAAATTCGACAAAGTGAAAAAAAGTAAAAAATACAAAGACTACACTAAAAATCTTAAGGATGATACATATAAAAAAGGTAAGGTAAGAAAGTTTAATTATACAACTGTCAAAGACCAAGCTAAGGTACAAACACAAGAAACAAAAATAAAGGAGTTATATCAACAGAAAAGTACCGAGAGTGGGAAAACATCATTCTTGAATACCTACAAATTTAATTAAAAATGGCATTACAGACATATAATAGATATAATGAGTTTCAAATAGATGGACAACAAACAGTTGTACCATATATAAATTTACCATCGAAGACATCTGATAAAAGATATATCTATAAAATTGGACAATCTCGTATGGATAAAATATCACAACAATATTATGGTACACCAGTTTTTGGTTGGTTAATTATGTTAGCCAATCCAAATTATGTTGGTGGTGAATGGAACATACCTGATGGTACTATATTGACAATTCCATATCCGTTGATAACTTCATTACAAGACTACAAAAGCGAGTTGAATAACTATTTCTTTTATTATGGTAGATAATTCAGAAAACATTTTAGTTGAGTTTGATTATAACAATATTTTTTTAGTTGACCCTAATAAAGTAATTGACAACAATGGAAAAGCTCAAGACAGATTAATTAAACATGAAAATTTAGTAATATATGCTAACTTGGAGTGTAAAGTATTACCTAGAACAAAATTAGCTTTAGGGGTGGCATCCAATGATGCTGTACAAAACATAACAGTTGCATCAATTAATTTTTTGAATCCTGGTAAAAAAACTTATTTGGATAATTCTTATACTGATGAACTGACAGGAAAAGATACCTTACAAGGTAGGGGTGTAAATCAACCCAAATTAGAAAAAGTTGGATTTACAAATGAAAAGAAAGAACCTGATTATTTTATAAGACAACAAACCCTATCAAGTGGAAGACTAGGTTCAGTGGATAATGGTTTATTGGGTATCACTTCTATTAGTATTAGACAGAATACTTCGATGGAACCACAAGTAACTATTCAAATGGAGGATGTTAAGGGTAGAGCACTCTTCGAATCTGGAGATAATTCACCATATGCCCCATTCTTTAATTTACCATATCCATTATTCTATTTAACTATTAAAGGTTATTTTGGTAAGGCCATTAGACTTCCCTTGATGTTACATAAATTTAATGCCAGATATGACACATCAAATGGTAATTTTAAAATCCAATTAGATTTTTTCACATATAAGTTTTCATTATTATCAGAAGTTGCTGTTGGGTCTCTCCAAGCAGTACCCCATATGTACACTTCAAAATTTAATGTCACTAAAATTAATAACACGCTTTCACCCACAGATACAAAAACTCCTGAAACAATAACAAGAGGCTATCAAAAAATAAAGGAAGTATATTCAGATTATATTTCTAAGGGATTATTACCTGACAATTTTCCACAACTAACTTTAGTACAACTACAAAATAACTTGAAGTTGTTCTTAAAAAATGAATTAGGTGAGTTTACAAAACAAAATTTGAAACCAATTACTGATGCTGATACATATTTAGATGTTTTAAATCAGTATAGGGGTGAAATAAAAAATTATGAAACTTCTTGGTTTAACACATATTGTGATAGACAACAAAATTTTTTCATCATCCAAAGAGGTAATGAGCTTATACCAATTTTTACATTAAAAGAGGGTTATAGAACTGATCCAAACAATAAAAAAGAAGCACAAAGTAAGTTACTTGAAATTGTCAATCGATACAACAATCTACTTAGTGAAAATGAAACTTTTGGTAAAAACAAGACATATACTATTGGTAATAAACCACCAGTAAAATCTGAAATTAATAACAGAATACAATTTGATTCTTTCCAAAAAGGGGGAACATTTGTTTTTAATACACCAATTGACTTCGGTACTCAGGCTGGTGAGGGTAATGTTAGATTAGATGAGACATGGAGACTAAAAAAATCTGTGGCTCAACCAACAGTACCTGACTATCAAACTCTTAGAAAGGAATTAATAAATTCAGATATTGCAAAAAACACCGATGATTATCCGTTCTTTTATTTTTCAGGTACTGGTTCATTCAATGAATGTATCGACCAAATGGAAAAGGATTTAAACACTTTAATCAATCAAATTGAAGAAGAAATAACAACAGAATTGTCTTTTTTTCTTCAAAACAAAACTAGTACTTTAGGTTTCAAACCAACGATAAGGAATGTACTCGGGGTAATATTTGCAAATGGGGAAGCTTTTATGAGATTATTAGATGATACTCATTCGAAAGCATGGGATGCTAGAGACAACAAAGATAAGAAAGCGGTAATATTTGATCCAGCTATAAGTTCAGCATCCCCAGATATACCACAATTAGGTCAAACACTTAATCAACCTGTATATCCGTGGCCACAATTTATTGTCCAAACTGGTGGTCAAAATGGAAAAGAAAAGTACGAAATTAAATATCCTGCTGATTCCGATGTAATTGGTAGAACTAAAGCGAATAACCCTAATGTTTGGCCTGAGGTAGAATTTGTTGAGGAGTATATAAGAGGTTTTACAAAGAGATTAGCAGCACCAAATTTCGGTGTTACAACAAACAACGAATTGAAAGATGTTTTAAGACTATCTTTTAACGCCATTGAATTCCCAATCGAGAACAATGTTTACTTCAACAAAGAAGAAGTAAAATTCTATTATGAAATTTATGAAAGAATACTTTGGATTTCTAATTATTCTAAACTATCTCGTTCATATAATTTTACATCTGCCTTGGATAAAATTACAACTGTGATAGCAGATTCTGAAGTTACCAACATCAAAAATAGTTTAGGTAAGGATAATCCTTTTCTATCCGACAAATTAAAAAATTATGCTGTAAATTTAACAAATCTAAAACAATTTTCGAATGGTGGTTTTGGTGAAAGCTGGCAAAATTTCATAAGAGGTATATTCAACACATCATACATTAAAAATAAAACGGAAAATGCACAAATAGAATTCTTTTTACCTAATTTTTTGAATAATTCTGTAACTACACCGAAAGCTGATATTACAAGTATTGAAAAATTACAAACATACATTTCCGATAATAGTGAGACAAATGTATTCGATTTCACAGATACCTATCCATTTACTAATAAACAATGGATAACTCAGTATCTATCCAATGGTGTTGAATTTACTAATCCAATTTTGGCCTTCGACACGAGAAAATCTGTTTTCTATAATGATTTGAAAAAAACAATTACAAACTTTGAGAAAAATGGTGAGAATAGAAATTTCAACAGACCTTTCTCTAATTTTTCGTACTTGAACAAAACACCAACCAACTTTTTATCTCAAGGATTGACACCCCCACTTAAAACATTTTACGAAAATAGACAATCAAATCAAACTTTTATTACTGAAGGACGAGTTGAATATTCTAATTATAATGATGGATTAGTTAGTGCAAAACAAACAACTTCAATATTGAATACCCCATATTTTATAAACTCAATTCAAAGGGGAATACAAAATTTTAGGGACAATGAAACCTATCCATTTGTTGCATCAGCTTATTTGTTTTTGAATAGTCTCCCACTTTCAACTTTAAGGGAAACTTATAAAACATTAGGTGACTCGTCTAATCCTGAAGATTTGAGTTATATTTTCGCAACATTTAAAAAATTTGGTGGTGTTCACAAGTTACCTTTTGCTTGGATTTTGAAAATGGGTTCAATATGGCATCGATATAAAACATTTATTAATGATGGAAGAGACATCATTGAAACATCTTGGAGTGGTTTTTCATACTTAAACAATTATGATCCAGTAACTAATGACTCCGAAAAGGAATATAACTTAATCATCAATAATTCACAAATTGATATTATTCTCCAAAAAAATTCGGTCTTTGGTTCAGGTCCGAATCCAGAAACCTCGACTTTAATCAATGTTGGATTCTACCCCAAATTAATAAATGACTTTAGTGTCTTTTACTTAGGTTATCCAATAATTGCGACTGATTATCAAATCAATGGTGTATGTGATGTTCAAGGAACAACACTCACAATTATTAATATACAAGGCTCACTTCAAGTTGGGGATATTCTTAGTGGGTTGGGAATACCAGCGGGAACAACGATTCTTTCACAAATTAATAATTCTCAATTCCAATTAAACAACTCGTTCAATATAACAAATTCAACCTTTATTGTTACGAATAGACGAGCAGATGGTTATACAAGTTTAGATATACAGAGCGCAATAACATCTGGGTTGACATTCAATTATGTCAATACAGCAATAGTTAATTTACCTGAGGGTTTTGATAGTTCGAATTCAAAACGAGATTGTAGAATTATACCTTGGTCTATGACTGTGAGAACTAATGATGGCAATTTCGAATACCCCTTACCATCTCATGGTTCTTTGTTTAATCAAACTAAAAACGAGTGTATCAAAAATGGAAAGAAACAAATCGAAGTTTTGAACAATCAAGCTATGTACGATGGTTCTGTACGACTATTTTGGGGTGCACCCAATTTTGGTTACTATGACAATGCCAAAGTTTCTAAACCATCACCTTACGAGTATTTAAATTTCATAAATAACAATACTAATAATCAGGAAAACTTTAGTATTAGGAATTCATATACTCAAATCAGTGAAATATTTTCAGTTTTTGAAAAATCAGTTTTAGATAATTTTGAAAATGAATTTCTTAAATTCTCAAAATCAATTTATGATTATGCTGATTCTAGTTTATTTGAAACATCAAATAAATTAGCTGTAAGTAATCAGGTAGGTGATGTGGAAGCTTCATATAGGAATTTTCAGTACTTGATGAGAAAAATGATGGTACTTACCGTGACCACTGGTGACACTGGTGATAAAATGGTTGAATTATTGCAAGAAAAACAACTCACAGAGTTTAATAATTACATACAAGGATTTCTTAATTATGATATTATTTTTAAGTTCGGAAATCCATCTTCTTATGACAAAAAGTTATTTTATTCATTCTCTAATTTACAGATAATAGATGGTTTTGAGTTTGACAGATACACATTACAAACCCCAAATACCCTACCAACCCAAGGTGGAAATATAACTTTGAGTGCCTCAAGGAGTGACCCTAGAAATACTTTAGCGTGGAAAGCTTTATTAACCTATGTTGGATTTTCTGAAATACCTGAACTTCAATATAAAGATAATGGTTCATACATCACTGACTTTTTTGTTGATTTAAATATTGCATTCACTCAAAGAAATGTTGAGTTGTTTGCCCCTATGATAAAGATTTATGCTACACAAAAACTAAATCAATTTCAAACTAATCCGATTCCGAAACCTGCACCACCAGTCGGACCTATCGGTAATTTAGTTTCCGTTGCAACACTAAGAGATAATTTTACAATCAACATATATGTGTCAGGACCTAGTAAGTGGGGTGTGTATAAAACACCAAATGGTGAGGTGTCTTTTGAAGGAACTAAAAGTTTCCAAACTAATTATCAGATTATAATTGATGAAATAATATTGATTATATATGGAAGTTTGGCAACAAACCCAAATCAAAACCAATATATTGTTAATATACAACAAGCGCAAAATACTGAACAAGAAAATTACCCACAGGTACCAAATCCATCTACAGGTATAAGTAAGGGTATATTTTTTGAATCAATGACTAACTATTTGTTAAAAATTGAAGATTTTATAGGAAAAATATTGGACAACATTAATGGTAAATTAACTAACGAGCTCGAATCGATAACAAACATCACTTTAGAAAAACTTGACTCTGAAATAAGGGATGCCCCAAAAACAAAAATAGAGTTGTATGATATGTTTAAAGCATTCAACGACAAATGGATTGCAGGTGGTGACTTTAAAAATAGAACTTTATTCGAAGACATTTTAATTTTAGACCGAGCAAGTAGAAACATCGGAGATATTATTCTTATTGATTTATTTAAACTTTCTGAATTGTTAGATTTTATAAGTCCCGAAAATACAATGGAGGGATTAATTAAAACTATTCTCCACGATAACAGATTTGTCTATATGAATTTACCATCGTATGTAAATTTTTATGGTGTTCAAGATGCTGTTAAGAACCCTAAACCTAAAACTGAGGGTTCTTTAGAATTCGCAAATTCTTTGTTTGGTACATTTACAAATGTTGATTACACTGAATCTCGTTCCAAATTGGTATGTTTTTTCCCTGGTAAACCTAGTGAACAATTAGCAATAAATAACATTGATTGGAGATATAGAAATGATGCTTTTGACTTAAGGAGAACTGATAATCCTTTGGTTGAGGAACAGACAGGAAAGAAAGATTTTGATAAGTCAAATAGAGTTGTTGGATTCAATGTTGATATTGGAATTCAGAACCAATCAATCTTTAAAAGTTTCACAGTGGGTCAAGAAAATGGATTGTCAACTGCCGAATCTTTACAAATATTGAATGATATGGCCAACCAATCTGGTGGTCGCCAAGGTACTACTCAAAGTGTTTCTCTTTATAACCTATACAAAAATAGAAGTTATACTTGTAGTATATCAATGATGGGAAATGCACTTATTCAACCAACGATGTATTTCAATTTAAGATATGTTCCTATGTTTTATGGTGCATATTATATTACAGAAGTTAACCATTCAATAAGTCAGGGAGAATTCAGTACTGACATTGTGGGTGTAAGACAAGCGACAGCTGCTTTATCTAAAATTGATGATTACTTACAAAATTTGAAGTACAACTTTGTTAGAAATATTATAGACCAAAGAAGAAATGAAATAAAACAACAAAAGGCTGAGATTCAAAGAGGGGCAAGACTTGAAGAACAAGCAATCAAGTATATCACGGAGGGTATTAAACCTTTATCAACATTATCAAATCGTGAACTTCAAGTTGGCGCACCTTACGAAGATTTCAGACAAGTCAGTCCTGATAAAATTACAATTACACTTAAGTTTTTGAAAGAAACTTTAAAACAAAAAACAGCAAATGAAAATATTCGTTTGTGTGTTTTCTCTTGGTTCTATTTCAGTTCGATATATAATCAATCCTTGGAAGCAAGAGGTTATAATTTTGGTAACATTGTTTTAACTCGATCCGCTCGATGGAGTGACCCATTAATCACAAAATATTTTCCGAAAAAAGAATATTATTGTTCAAGTGACCAAAATCCATTATTTTTAGTTGTATTCCCAAGTTTGGACAAAGTGGTTGATTTTTTCATTGAAAGGTGGACACCATTAATTAATCAATTGAAAGGGACAACACCTACTAATGTCTTTGAATTTACATACATCAACTCTAATGTTGACATCAGTTTAGGTAAAAGAGAGTGGGAAAGTATTAAAAATCAAACAGATACTTTTGACGCACAACTTTTAATTATTGGTAAAGGTATACAAGCATTTAATGCAATATAGTGATATTTATAAATAAAATTATTATGAGCGTAAAATTAATTTTAGATAGTTACTTAGGTAAAAATACAAAAACAACTGAAAAAGATTTAGGTGATGGTACTAAACAAGTTTGTGATTTAGATACTGGTGAATGTTATGTTGTTAGAATGAAAGATGGTCTAATAGAAAGAGTTGACAATACAATGAGAACAAATAAAAGAATCCAAGTGGAAACACAAACTGGGATAAAACAACTATTAAACGGATAGAAAAATGCGAATCGACCACAAGATTTTAAATGAACTTAGTAGATACAAGGAAATAAATAACTATATTATGGAACAAGATGTTCCACCACCACCTCCCCCAGCAGGAGATGTACCACCAGTAGGTGGGGCAACACCACCTCCACCACCTGGTGATACTGGTGCTATGTTACCACCTCCTCCTACAGCACCAACAACAAGTGATGTTCCTGCAACACCGGTGGATACTGAAGCAGACCCTGATGTTGAAAAAGTTGAAGACGAAAACTCTAAGAAAGTTGAGGTAACTGATTTAGTAAAAAGTCAGAAATCTGTGGAAGAAAAACAAGATGAATACTTTGAAAATCTTTTCAACCATTTAAACGACTTAGAAAGTAAACTTTCTGCTATGGATGGTATTATTGAAAAATTGAATAATATTGAAACTAAAATTGAAAAATATAGAACTAAAACACCTGAAGAAAAATTGGAACTGAGAACTTTAGATTCAGGTCCTTTTAATCAAAAATTAAGTCAATTCTTTGAAGACAAAGAAGAAGAGATGGAAATGACAGGTAAAAATGAATATGTTTTAACTCCAGACGAAGTTGAAAGTTATTCACCAAGTGACATCAAAAGAAGTTTTAGAAATTTCGGAGAAGATGAAATGACACCTGAAGATGATATGAGTAAATTCAAAAAAATATATTAGAACTTAATTTGACAAACCCACGGCTGACACTTACTATTGTGTATAATATTTCTTAACAAAAAACTTTTTAAACATTATGGCGACAAACCCATTAGATGCTATTTTAGCTCAGTACGAACAATCACAAAAATCAGGTAGCAATACCAACAAAATGTCTCAAGATGAGAGAATGAAGAAATACTTCGCAGCTCTTCTTAAGGACAATGAAAAACAAGGACAAAAAAGATTAAGAATCCTTCCAACTACAGATGGAAGCTCACCTTTCAAAGAGGTGTGGTTTCACGAAATCCAAGTAGATGGTAAATGGCAAAAGTTCTATGACCCAGGTAAAAATGATAATGAGCGTTCTCCACTTACAGAAGTATATGAAGAACTTATGTCAACTGGTAGAGATGCCGACAAAGAACTTGCAAAACAATACAAACCTCGTAAATTTTACATTGTTAAACTTATCGACAGAGATAATGAAAACGATGGAGTTAAGTTTTGGAGATTCAAACACAACTACAAAAACGAAGGTATCTTAGATAAACTTATTCCTATCTTTAGAGCAAAAGGTGATGTAACCGATTCTCAAAAAGGTAGAGATATTATCTTAGAGATGACCAAAGCAAAAACCCCAAAGG